CTAATAACTTTTCTTGAAGCTAATACAAGTTTATTACCAGAATTTCCACTTTCAGGTGCAAAGAAATCTTCCATTGCATCTAAAAAAGCATCGTATCCAGATGACTCATAAGTCATATTATAAACTTTACCATTTGCCTCTGTGTATGGTAAAATACCCCAACTATGTCTTACTGGAGCACCTCCACCTACCGCTTCTTGAGCTGCAGTGGTTCTACCATATCCAAATAACATAGCTTGTTCGATATCCATTTTGTGTTCCATAAGCTTATCTGTCCAGATTCTTTGGAACTCATTTTTAATACCTCTATACTCAGTAGCAAGAGATGTACCTGAAAAGATATTCATACCAGTTTTGAATATTTGACAATATCCTTCTCTGTCGTACATTTTATCTTCCCAACCAATTGGGCTGTCTGTACCCTCTGCAAAAGCACTTCCAATAACTTGAGCGGCATTTCCTTTAGCAAAAGTAGTATCTGCGGGAACTGTTTCACCTTGAACTGTTAGTTTACCTGCTACAATAGCAACTAAACCATTTGTACCATCCGTACCACTAGCATCATAATCAGTAGCAACTGCATCAGCATCTATTTGGAATCTATAAACTGTTCCAGAATCTGCCATTACCGCTATAACTTGACTAGGTAGTAAAAATGTTGGGCCTGTATTAGCCTGAATTTTACCATACGAATCATATCCGCAAGTAAAATTCATTGTTTCGGTCGTATCATTACCGTGTGTTATTGCACCTTGAGCAGCTACTGCTGCTTGAATTGTCATATTACGTCTCTGCCATTGATGACGCTGTTCTAAAAATTTAAACACGGGGTCGTTAGTAGCTTTTTTTGCAACCTTATTTAGGTAAACAAAAAATGGGCTTTGTTGAGGAGCGAGTTCTGCAACTCTATCCCCAAAATTAAAGACTCTACGTGTGTTATCTAAAGAAGCTGTGCCTGTACCAGCAGCAGAAGCAACGTTACTATAAACTGTTGCCATTTTGTCTCCTATACACTATTTAATCCTCTCTCAGCTGTCGCGTAGACCTTCGAGTAGAATTGTTAAATTACCAAGGGTTATTTTTCTTATAACCACTAATCATCGAATCCATAATATTGTCCTCTGATGAGACTGTAGATTCGTTCTGTTGAGCTGGTATAACACCCATCGGAGATGGTACCTGCTGTGCTCTAGCTTGTTGATTAAACGTATCGCTAGGTCCAGTAGGTTGTGTTTGTACTTGCTGTCCAGAACCTTTCTGCAATCTATACAGTTGAACAAGATTATCTATAGTTAAACTATCTGGTTTTGACATTGTTTGAACAAATTCAGTAGCTTCATCAGTTGTTAAACCGAATTCACCCTGCACTCTTTGGTGGACTTCGTTCATTTGTTGTTGCTGCTGTTGGTGTGCTTGAGTTCTTTTAACATCGTCAACTCTTCGTTGTTCTTGTTTTTGTAATTGCTCTGAAACCAAGGCAGTCTGATATTCATTTTTAAGAGAATTATACTGAATTATGTCATCTCTCCATTCATCTAACTGGTTCAAGTATTGAGCGCTTGCTCCATTAGGGTCTTCCATAGCATCAGCTCTGTTAAATCCTGCAGGAATTTTAGGTTTATCAGGAGCAGGAGGAAATTCTTCAGTTTTTTGTTCTACAGGAGCACTCTCTGTTTTAGGTGCTTGCTGCGTATTATTAAACTGATTTAGTTGTGATTTTAAATCGGCATTTTCATTTTTAGCTTTATCAGCTTCTGATTGCCAGTATTGAAATCTTCGCTCATCATTCTTTTGTTGAGTTTCTTCAATATTTAAATTATCACCATCTCCAGCAGGAGTTTCCTTTTCAGGAGTCCCAACTATCTCGTTATTTACCTGTGGTGTCTCTTCGCTTGTGAAGAACGCTTCTTCTACCGATAATTGTTCAGAACCCTGTGAAGGGGTATCTGTATTTTGGTTTGTCTCTAACGCGTCCATATTGTTACCTTTTTTTAGCTGCTTCTTTGCTACCAGAAGGTGAGCCCGTATTTTTGCTAGCATCAGAAATCTGACGCTTAACAGTAGCTAAATTATCGTCCAATCTTTTTTCGAACACAGTTCCAGCAGCTCTAGCTTTATTAGATGTTTTATCTAAATCACCTTTAAACTTCTCTACTTCTACTTTCTTGCGTAAGTTTACAGCCTCTCTATCTCTAGATTGTAAATCACCTTGTAGATTTTTAATCTGCTCTTCTTGTTGTTCTACTGTAGATTGTAATTTTTGTATTTCATCAGTACGTTGCATAACGCCTTCTATATCAAATACTTCTGTTTTCTTAAGAACTTCTTGTCTATCAATAAGCCCTTTAGAATATGCATCCATATAAAATTCAAGTTCAGCATATCTATTAGTAGGTAATGTACTTCCACTAACTACTATAACATCGTATTTACCAATAGTTATATCATTAAAAACTTCTACTTCTCCAGTTTTGTCATCATATAATCGTTTATTTACAACGTATTCACTCATAGAATTGTTTGGATTAACAAGTCTAAATGTTTTTTCTACACTGTATAGTTGTTGCATTAGAGGTATTGCTACCTGCCCAACTCTAACTAATGCTTGTTCAACATCTGTAAGTTTAGATTTTATTTTTCTTTGACCAAACTCATCAAGAGATATAGTCGCTTTATAAGTCTGTGGTGCAGCAGCCGAGTTACCCATCATCATTTCATATAATCCAAGTTGATGGTCGATATCATTTTTAGCTGACATTTCATTTTGATAAAGTTCATTAGGTAATGGACTAGGCTGAACCGTTACAGGAGCACCATCTGTAGGGTCATAAGGTATAGCAACCCCAGGTTGTGCCCATTTTTCTTCAAAGTCTTTCATATCTACACTACCTTCAGGAACTAATATTTTAGTATTAGTACTTGTAGTAGCATGAGCTATTATCAAAGAACGAGTTTTATTAATGTATTCCTGTAATCCTTTTACCATTCTAACATCAGAAGTTGGATAAGGAGTTCTTGTATGAAGATTGCATACAGGTACTATAGGATAATGCTCTATAGGAAGTATTCTCGAATAAAGAAGTGTTTCTCCTACAATAATACATTGTTTTACTCTTATAACCTTTATTTTAACTATTTCTATTAATTTCTTTAATATAAGGCCTTGATAATCAGTTTGTTCTATTTGAGGAGGTTTAATTGTTGACTCTGGAACTTGAGCTGCAGGAGAAAGACCAACTTCTTGCATTTTTCTTTCTTCCATCATTAATTCTTGTTCTCTTTGCATTTCATATTGTTGCATAAGTTGTGCAGATATTTGTTGGGCTTGAACTTCATCCGTTATAACTTGACCTTGAATTATCCAGGCTGGTTTTACAATATAGTCCTTAAATTCATCCTCATCAAGAAGTTCTTCCTTACCACTAAATGATTCATATGTTCTTATTTTTTGTACTTCTAATTTATAGTATCTTTCGTATCCTCTAACATATTCACCTTGTTCATGTAATAAACCTACATCTTCAGGAAAAAATATCCGACTTTCATTATCTCTACCTGTTTCTGGCATATTAAAATCTTGTTGACTATTAGCATCGTCTATTTCTTTTTTATATTTAGGGTAGAGTTTTTTAGCTTGGTCCTTACTAAATAAACGTGATACAATTATGTTTTCAGCATCATCAAATAACCTGTGTCTACTATTAGGGTCTACATATACATCAAGAGGGTCTATATCGTGTATACAAACTTCTCCCTTACCCATATCCATCATTGGATTTTGATAAACGTTTATATAACCTAAACCCATTACATAATAGTCATCAACAACTTGTCTTATAACAGTTCTACCATCTGATATATCATACATGTAACTAAGTAGCGCACTCATTACATTTGCTAATTTTCTATCAGAATCTTCTCTAGGAGCGCATCTAAAAGATGGTCTATTTGAAGTAAGCATAGCTTTAGCTGTTTCTACTGCTGGATGTATACGATTAACGACAATAGCAGCCTGACCTCTAGCTTCTAAAGTTTCAGATTGTTCTTTAGTCCATTGTCGACCTAATCTAAATTCTTTATCCTCTTTAGCCTGTTGAGCCCAAGAATCACGTTTCTTACTGTAATCCTTATAAAGTGCAAGAGTATCGTTAACTATCTCTGGTGTTTTATCTTCTTTAGTTGCCAATATTGTACCTAGTTTTTATCAACCTAATATACGACCTAAAGGGTCATCCAATCAAGTTTTTTCTTTTGTTTATGTAAATAGTTGTCATCTTTATCATATTCTTTTCTTCTAGACGGTTTTGACCCATGCAATGCTGTCCATACAGCATCCATAACATCATCATGTTTTCCTTTAGGATATGATAAAAATTCTTGTTGAGGAATATTATCTTGAGGCCTAAAGAAAAATGCACCCTTAGCAAATAAAGGTACAAGAGATAAAAGTCTCTCACTCTTTCTGTTTCTAGGTTTTACGCCTTTTTCTAATCCTGGGATGTATAAACTTTCTTTTAACATTATTTCTCTTACAGCAGTTCTTAGTGCCTCTTGATAACCTACTGTTTCAATCATCATTCTTCTAGGCCTAAACTTCTTAAAAACTTCAATAAGCTTTGAAGGCTGTTCTGCAGGAGAAATTCTATCCCTGTATATATCAATAATGTACTTATTATTATCGTAGTCAATACCAATTGTAGCAACAACAAAGTAATCGGCAGTGGAAGAAAGACTACTAGCAGGGTCAACTCCACAATAGATTTCAACTGGCTTAATCTCTTCTTCTTCACCTTTATTCCTTACTAGGCAATTTTGCCCATCTATTCGTTTATAGTCGTAATGATGTAACTTAATCCATTCTGGTTTGAATGGGGCCATATCAGGAGATTGTGCTATATTCATATACTCTTGATAAAATCCATTTAAGTTACCAACAGACTCAAATTCTTTCTTTATATCATTAATACGTGATGGAGGAAATCTTTCAGGCCATATACTTTTTTCGTCTTCATCCCATATAGAATACCATAGAGTATTCCATGCAGAAGATTCTTTTGCCCAGTATAAAAAACAATCCTCAGATATTACAGTACCAATCATAGCTATTTTACCCTCATCAGATAACGATGGTATAACAGCTTCAGTAACCCATTTTCTATTTTTTGCTCTAGCTTCTGCTGTAAAAGCATTTAGTTCTGACTCAAAATCATCTACTATAATAAGATTAGGACGAGTATCTCCTTCGATAAATCCTCTAACTCTTTGTCCTGTACCAACCGCTACAATACGAGCTCCATTAGCCAGTACTATATCATTGTTTGTCCATCTTCTTGCAGTACTAGGACCAAGTTCTCCAAAGGTTTCTCTAAACTTATTTGAATGTATTAAATGATATTTAATACGACTTAAGAAGTTTATTGACTGAGACTGTGATTCTGATATAATAACAATAAATAAATCTTCATCAGACTTTTTAAATGCTACTTTCCATAAAGGGAAGATGAGGGTGGTAACTGTAGACTTAGCTGTTCCACGGGGAGCTGCAATTAACACCCTCCTTTTGTTGTCGTTAGATAAAGCAGAATACACCTCATTATGAAACGTAGGTGTTTGCTTTCTCAGGGCTGTCGGGAAGCAGTGCCTTCCAAAGAGAGCCATATTATTTCTAAGCTTTTTTAAAGCTTGCATTTGCTCGTATTGTTCTTCGTAATCCATTATTCGTCTGTAGCCATCTTATACATATCATACATTGCCCAAGCATTCATAGCAAGACCTAATGCTCCAGGTAGTCTCCTACCTATTTTAGATAATCTATTTGCTGCGCTTATATTAAAACCTTTTCTTTTAGACGCTAAATCTTGCATTTTTTGATAACGACCTTTTCCTATCACAGGATTTCTATCTAATAAATCATCAGCTATAGGTAGAGGTTTTATTCCAGCCTTTTTTAAATTTTTTCTTCTTGTTTCCCATCCTCTTAATGCAGCTTCTCTTCTTGCAGGGTCAACAGGTTTTATAGTGAGCATTTCTCTAACTTTTTTATCTGTTATAGTTATTTCTCTACTAGAAACATATTTTAAACCTTTTATTTTTCCACCAGTAACACTTTCAACTGCAGCATTAGGAACGTCAGTTGCAATAAATCTTATTTTATCTGGTCTTCTTCTATCCCAAATACCAACTGCATTGTAGCCACCAAAATCGTAATTCAATTTCATTTGAGGTGATAATGAAAAAGCTAGTTTATTATTACTAATACGCCCTACTTTTTTCCATCCCATGTTTTCTAATGCATTTATACCAGGTATAATGTCACTGTTTTTCCCCAAACCTTTTAAAGTTAACATAGCATTATAAGCTCTTTTATCAAATTGAGCACCTCTTATTACGTCTGCAAACGGCAGATTCCCATATTTTATAAAAGCAAAATTTCCTCTATTAACATTATTAATATTTGCTAATCCAGCTCTTTTTAAGTCTGGTTGTCTTGACATAATAAAATTAGCCAATCTTATTCTAGCAGCTGTTCCACCTTGGGTAACACCAGATTTAGCAGTATTAACAATAACACTTCCTTCAAGTTCTCTAAATTTTTTATCAAATGTTGATAAGTCTAATGTTAATTTGTTATCAAGTATTTCTGCGTTTTGTTCTATAACTAAAGCATCACGATTATTTTTAGCTTGATTAAATTTACCATAAGCACCTTGTTGTTTATATTGTGCCGCACCTAATGCACCTACTACTGCCATTTGCCAACTCATTAAAAAATCCTCGCATATCTGTATTGATGTGAATCATCAAATCCATAGTGTTTCATTAAACCCTCATTTTCTAAACCTAACCATTTAGCAAATCTTAAACCTTTATCAAAATCTACCCTTACAGCAGTTTGAACTC